GTACCTGCGCTAAAATAAATCAACCACCTACATCGCTGTAAGTGGTTGGCTTTCAATCGTCGGGGTAGCGGGATTCGAACCCACGACCCCCTGCTCCCAAAGCGTAATTCGGCGATTTTTGCAGATTTTTGCAGATTTTTATTTTGTTTTGTAAATGTCTGTTTCTCAGATGCAAATATAGCTATTTTATTTCAATCTGTTTTTGCTTATTTCGATTAAATCCGTATATTTGTGTGTAAATTGTGTACCGCAAATTAAAATTTATACACAAAATGAACTATTCAAAGGACGGTGTGACGGTGGCCGCAATGTTTGATACCGCGCACCCGAAAAAGTCCGGTAAGTGCCCCGTAAAAATCCGTGTTACCTACAATCGAGTGCGGAACTATTATCCGACTGGAAAGGATTTATCGCCGGAGGAATGGGAAATACTGCCGACTACAAAGGTGCGTGCACTTGTGGCGATCCGCAAGGACATCGAAAGCAGCTACCAGATCGTGCGGGCGGCTGTTGAGGAGTTGGCAGGGGCTGGCGGGTTCTCGCTCGACGCTCTCAATAACCGACTAAAAGGCGCAGCATCCGATACGGTTAATACGATGTTTCGGGCGAAAATAGCAGAATTGGAGAAGGCCGGACGTGTAGGAAATATGTTGATATACGACAATGTATTGAAGGGGTTGGAGCGGTTTGCCGGGATGCGGATTCGGTTCGATGTTATCACGGTGGCGTGGTTGGGAAAGTATGCCGATTTCATGCGTAAAGAAGGGAAGCGGCAAACTACAATAGCAATTCACCTGCGAACGTTGCGCGCAGTCCTCAACGATGCAAAGCGCTTGGGCGTGCTCAAAGAATCGCAATACCCGTTTGGCCGGGGACGATACGAAATACAAGCCGGTACGGGGCGCAAAATGGCCCTTACTTTGGAGCAAATAGGGCAAATAGCCAATTATGACGATGGGAGCGAGGCGACGGCCAAATACCGCGATTATTGGCTATTTCTCTACCTGTGCAATGGGATTAATGTTGCCGACTTCGTGAAGTTGAGGTACAGGGACATTGTGAACGGCGAAATTTGTTTCGTCCGGCAAAAGACTGAATCCACCAGCCGAACATTGCGGGATATACAGGCGGTATTAACGCCTCCAATGCAGACTATTATCGACCGCTGGGGGCAAACACCATACCCCGACGCGTTTATTTTCCCAATCTTGACCGGTAAAGAAGATGCGATAACCCGTAAGAATAAAACCAAGTACCTGACCCGTGCGATCAACAAGCGCATGAAGGAGGTCGGCGAAAAGCTCGGTCTCGGCAATATCTCGACCTATACGGCTCGGCATTCGTTCGCCACGGTGTTAAAGCGGGCGGGGGCTAACATTGCCTATATCTCGGAAAGCCTCGGTCATCAAGACCTCAAAACAACGGAGAATTACCTCGCCAGCTTTGAGCGGGAGGAGCGGGTAAAGAATGCAGAATTATTAACGAAATTTTAAATCAAGATGGGACGATATAAATTTGATAAATTCCTAATGAGGTTTTCGAAAGATGCTCAAAATGCTATTATAAAAGACCTTGTAACGTGTTGTGGTATCTGCGAGGATGATTATGACTGGAATGTAATAGACATTCGTGTTAAGAGAGCAAATCGAGTGCAACGGCATAGGTTTGCGGAGACGATAAAAAAATTAGAAGCTTTTTATAATTCCGATGAAAGTGATCCCTGCATTTATGATAGTGAAGGTGAAATAGACGCATATATAAGCGCCGCCTATTTTTCTCGAATAACAGGAAGAAATCGAAAAACAGTAACGGACTGGATTGCTAAGGGCTTCATTGAAACTCAAGGATTTAAATTTGGTCAGATCAATATAGCGGTGCAAAAAACCATAGAAAATTTAAAAAAAATGTAATTTTTTTGAGTGTGTATGCGGCTATTAACTGGACAGATGTTTTTCATGACGTTTCATCGTGTTACTTGCCTGCGTATAATAAAATGGTAAATACTGGACATATGATATATACCAGGTATCATAAGGTTACATTGTGCACTCTAATTGTCCAGTTTTTACGGGTATAATATATATTTATCTCCTTTGCATCGTGATCGATCACTAACGCCCGGACGCGGGTAAGTGTTCAATTTTTAAAACTTCACGATGCTATGGATAACACCGTAATCGTAACAACTCCCGCGCAACTGCAATCCATTATCAGCGATGCAGTAAACGCGATTCTTCCCAAACTCGCCGACTTCCGGCGCAAAAATGAGCCCGTCGAATCAGACGGAATGAATATTGAGGACGCCGCCCGGTTCCTGACCGAACAGAGCGTCCCCACTACTCGGGCAACGCTCTACAATCACGTATACAAAAATACGATCCCGTACAAGAAGGTCGGACGCCGCATAGTGTTCTCGAAAAAGGCGCTTTTGGCGTGGGTTGATTCACGCACCGTTCGTCCGGAGGACAAGCGAACTGCTGCTACATTGCGTATTGCCGAAAGTGCCAACCGTAAATAACACCAGGGCTATGTATGAAATGAAGATCGCCGCCGGCGCTCGAAGCGAGCACGCAGCGGCAACCCCTGGTGTGGACACCAGCAAAGATACGCAAAAAACTTTAGCGTTCCATCAGCAGCGCGTCTATAATTTACTCCAATCAGGCAAAAAATATTCTGCCGCAGACATTTCCGTCGCCCTGCGATTGTCTGATCCTCGGAGCTGCATACGCGATTTGAGGGCCAAAGGCATCGACATCCTCGATGAATGGGTGCCCAGCGAGCACGGCAGTAAATTCAAGCGGTATTTTATCCGGAAGGAGGCCGACCATGAAGCGTAAAAGTTTTATTTTTTATCGCTCTTTTCGGGGTGCGATGGAAGGGCTTGCACCCGTTGACTATCGGTTATTTATGGATGCGGTTGTAATGTATGGCCTTGACCGTATCGCCCCCGACTTGCCGCCTGATCTATCCCGTATTTTCTATGATTATTGCTACCCTCAACTTGAGGCGGATTGGGTTAAATGGGAGCGTAAGCAAGCCCGGAAAGGAGGTACACGATGATCCGCGACACGATGGTCTATTACCGCTCATTCCGTGAATCTTTGCGCGAATTACCGCCGGATTTGTATAAGGTCGTATCGGAAACGATATTCGACTATGCTTTTGAAGGCATTGCGCCTGGAGCGGATAGCAATGCAGTTGCAAAGGCGTTGTTTATTGCGATCAAGCCCGTAATCGATAACGCACATAACCGATACGACGCCTGTGTGGAGAATGGCCGAAAAGGCGGAGCGCCCAAAGGAAGCCGAAATAACCCAAGTGGCAAGGCGGGCGAACCTAACCAAAGACCTAACCAAAGACCTAACCAAGAACCTAACCAAGAACCTAACCAAGAACCTAACCTTTATAAGGATAAGGATAAGGATAAGGATAAGGATAAAGATATAGATAGTAAGGGGGATTGTAAGGGGGAGCCTACGAATGCAGAAGGTAACGACACTTCGGTAACGACGAGCGCGGACAAGCCGCGCCGAGGGACTACCAAACGCACGGCGTTTGTCGTCCCCTCGCTCGAAATAGTCAAAGATTATTTTTCTACGATCAAAGGAGGCGATACGGATGCGGAATGCTTTTACGACTATTTCACGGCTAACGGCTGGCGAACCGGTAAAAATCCGATAAAAGACTGGAAAGCCGCCGCGCGAAATTGGATGCGCCGCAAATCCGAGTTTAACACCACAACCCAAAAACACCCGAACAATGAAACGCGAAAAACAAACTTCTTATAACCGCCCGGCGCCCGTCGAGGGATTACCGGAATCGCCCGAGCTCGAAAGAGCTGTTTTAGGTGCCTTGATTCTTGAGCCTGGTCAACTCCCCGACTTGATGGAGATCATCGGAATTTCGGCCTTTTCTGACCCAAATAATGGCAAGATCTACGGCGAGATGCTCTCGATGTTGGAGCGCAACGAGAAAATAGACCTTTACACGTTGTCGCAACGGCCGGAACTCAAAGGCCGGGAAATGTTGCGTTACCTTTCAGAACTGACCAATGCAGTAGGTTCCGGCGTTAACGTGCTGGAGCACGCCCGGCAACTCGCAAACACCGAAATACGCCGCCGTTTATACATCTTCGGCTACGAACTTGCGGCGCGTGCCGTCTCCGATCCGGACGGTGTTGTAGACTGGGCAACGACGGAAATAACCGCGATAGCTGACCGGGCCGTGCGTTCGGATGACATCACGCCTTTGTCGGATGTCGTGCGGGCAACCCTCGACGATTTGGAACGACGACAGCAGGCAAGGCAAGCGGGCGAGTGTATCGGCATTCCTACCGGGTTGCAGCGGCTCGACGCTCTTACGGGCGGCTGGCGTGGTGGTCAGTTGATCGTATTGGCTGGCCGTCCGGGAATGGGCAAAAGCGCTACGATGCTACATTTTGCCCGTGCTGCGGCCGCGTCGGGCGTTCCGCTTTGCCTGTTCTCGTTAGAAATGCCTTCCGGCCAACTGGCCGGGCGTATGCTGGTCGGCAGCTCGGGTGTAGATTCGGGGGCGTTCCGCACCGGTAATGTCGACGCTTCGGGCTGGACGAAGATAGAGACGGCCGGCGCCACCCTTTCGTCTATGCCTGTTTTCCTCAACGACCGGGCTAATATCACGATGGGCGCTATACGCTCGCAATGCAAGGCGATGCACCGCCGGGGCAAGTGCGGTATGGTCATTATCGACTACCTGCAACTTCTCGACACCTCGACCCGCAACCCGAATACGACCCGCGAGCGTGAGATTGCCGCCATCAGCCGTTCGGCCAAACTGCTGGCCAAGGAATTCGACGTGCCCGTCATTCTGATATCGCAGTTGTCGCGCGACATCGAAAAAAGAGCCGATAAAACGCCGCTATTATCTGACCTTAGGGAGTCGGGAGCCATTGAGCAGGATGCCGACATGGTGCTGTTCCTCGATCGTCCGGTGATGTACGGGCGAACCGAGATAGACGCGGGCCGATACGGGATCATTCCGGCCGAGGGGGTGGGGCTGATGCATATCACCAAGAACCGAGAGGGCGCGACAGGGTGCATTTGTTTTCGACATAACGAGAGCCTGACCCGGATAGCCGACTACGACAGCCCCGCGACGGATGTAGCTGAGGAGGCCGAGCCGTTTTGACGCAATACGCAATTTGAGCGCATGAAAATACCCACGTGGGACAAGTGTCCACGACATGAAGGAAAATAGAAATCTGAAAGAATACACCATGAAAAAACGAATATTATACAATCCTCTGACGGATGAATTTGCCACGTTGGGCGATAAGTTTGAGAAAATCGCCCATAATAAGGTCAACGGAATGTACTGTTACAAGCGCACCACCTCCGATGGATTGACCTATTACGAAGTGTTCAAAGCGCCGAAGCGAGTATGCAAAGACGGAGGAAAGCATGAATGCTATCCGCAAACAGCGGAATTCGGATTCGGCACGGCCCTTTGCATCCGGGGCAGTGAGAAGTACACAGCCGACAAAATCGCATTCTATATGGCCAACGGTTTCGAGGCGGGGAGGTTCCGTGCATGACTGGCCGACAGGTGCAAGTAACCCAAGAAACAACTATTTTTTAACTAATAAAACAACATGAAGCAGATCAAGATCGACAACCAACACGGTATCGGACTGACGCTCGACCGCGTAACGACCACGATTGTAGACAGCAACGGCACACACAGGGGTGATGACGAAATTATCCTGTACGTCCCGGACGCAAGCGATTACGACACGGATTTCATACAGGGCAATTGCGCAATGCTGTGTTTTAGCCCTGCCCAAGCCATAAGATTGGCGCGTAGACTATTGAGGCTGGCAGGAAAGGCAAAAAAACATAGGCGGATCCACGCCGCCTATGCCCAACCCAAAATCGTAACCATCCTATGAAAGCCACAGGCAAATGTAATTGTGAAACATTAAAAAAACAACTTAAACCATGCAAGAGCAAGACAAGCAGCGGGGTGTGTACATCCCCGAGTATGAAGAAGAGGACAAGGCATTAGCGAAAGAGTGGGCGCAGGCACTTCCCGACGCTGAGCATCCCGGTTATGTCCCCAAAGATTCGGCCATAAATCCGAATATCCGGTTTTGAACCAATGCAAACTAAACTATTATCGAATATGAAAGCAAAGACAAACAAGCACGAAGAGTATATTAAAGCCCACGCAGCCGCTATTCCCCAACTTGAGGCCGCAATCCAGCAACTGAAAGTGGCGCGCCTGGACGTATCCACCGAAAGCATTGCGGACATTGTGCTGTCTGACAGCAAGGCTATCCGAACACAGGCGAAACGGCTTGCCGCCGAAGACGCGAAGCAGATCAAGATCGTAACGACACGGGAGGAGCTCACAGCGCGGGCAAATGAGTACATGAATAGCGTCATCGACAATTCACAACAGGCGATCAAAAATGCGCTGCGTGTCGGTGAGGCTGATGCCCTCGACCCTAAGGCATTTATCGTAAGCGGGGATAAGGTCAAATTGTCTACCGACTGGCTGGCCGACCAGCACCAACGGCGTACGCTCGAAGTGGCAGTAATGCGCGGACGTGTACTTCAGCAATGCGAACAGGTGCGCCGTGCGGTTGAAGCATTGAATACTTTGATCGCGGATCATCCGAGTTTCAAGACTGCGATCCTGCCGGAAGACACGGACTACCGTAGTGTCATTAGGGTATCATACGAAGGCACCATAGAACTCCATCCCGACGCGTTGGATTGCCTCAAAGAATAAGAGAGGGGGGATAGTCCCTCTCTCTTATAAGGCATTGTCGAACGAAGCATTACATTATTCGCAAAGGTAAGGATTATAAACATAATTAGCAAGCGGATAATGGGGAGAAGGACGGAAGGGCGGGCAGTAATTGCCGACTATTCGGTGTGGACTGTCGAATTAAGCCGTGACGAGCTTATGATAATACTGGATGGTCAGAAAAACCACCGGATCAACCGAGCCAAACGAAAACTCCAGTTTCTACGGGCGCAACGTGACCTCCACCGAGGGTATGGCCGGATGAGAAATAAACAAATAAATCAAAAACCAATCAAGGTATTACACCATGGAAAAAGTAAACAAAGAGATTATGATACAGACCTTAGCGGAACTTGCAGATATGTTACCCGCTGATGGCAGGAAAAGGGATTTTATCAGCATCCGTATTGCCCGGAGAGGCTACACGATATACAGGATGACCCCTCAGACCACAGCGGAGATCATGACAGCCCGGCATATTAATAAAGAGCCGGATAAGAGCGAAGCATGCATAGCAGCGATGGCGCATAGTGTCGCTCTGGCTATCGTTGGCAGCCGCAATGTATTCGCCGGGATCAGAATATGGTTTTTGCGTCGTCGGATAATGCGGCGGGCATCATTGCCCGAGCTGTTCGATGCATACAATAAAACCCTGGCGATGCTTCCTATTGAGGACATATCGCAAACAACCGCTATTATGCTCGGTTTAGCCGAAACGATAGCCAAAGAACCCTAAAATAAACAACCCGCGTTATGGTTTTTACCGTAACGCGGGTAATCCAAACTTGCAACTACGGAGTTCCCTTAGAATAGCAAATTAATGAATTTTTTAATGAGTAGCAATGAGTGCATTATCATTCAAAATAAATGCGGACACCGCAAAGTTAAATAATTTTATCAAATCGCTGAAACTGTTATATCAGTTGTTGGAGAAATTTCCGTCTAACTCAGACGGGTTTAAAGTCATAAATCGCCATATTGCCGATATGGAGGCTCGCGTCGAACAGGCAATGCGCAAGATCGCCCAGATGGAGCAGCAGGCAATGGATGCGGCGTCCAAGGCTACTGCCTCGGCCACGACCGGAACTGCTGGCGGCGGTTCTACGGCAGGAACAGCGGCTACCCAGGCCGAAACTGCGGCATACCATGACCTGCTTGGTGAGCTAAAAGCCGCTAACGACGAAAAAACAAAGGCAATAGCCCAAATTAGGCTATATTCAAATGAGATCGCACGATTAAAAGCGGATGTCACCGCGCTCAATAAGGAAGAGCAGCAGAACGGGCAATTGTCTGCAAAGAAAAGGGCGCAAGTATTGGACGCTGCCGTATCTATCGAGGAATACAAGCAGGAAATATCCCAATTGAAGCGGGAGCTCGCCAACCAAATCAAATTGGAGAAGGCCGCCGTCGGCTCGATCAACGAAATGTCCCAGGCGCTTACCCGTATGCGTGCGGTGTATAAAAATATGAGCGACGCGGAACGTGAGGGGGCGCAAGGGCAAACGATGCTTAAAAACATCGAATCGCTCGACACGAAGATCAAAGAACTGGATGCGTCGATGGGCGTCCATACTCGCAATGTCGGCAATTATGCCTCGGGATTCAATATGCTGGGATTCCAAATTCAGCAAGTTGCCCGCGAGTTGCCGTCGCTGGCATATGGCCCGCAAATATTCTTTTCCGCCATATCCAACAACCTGCCGATGCTGGCCGATGAAATAGCACGGGCGAAGAAATCGGTTGATGAATTGAAGAAAGCCGGGCAAACCTTCACGCCCGTATGGAAACAGATTGCATCGTCGATCTTCTCCTGGCAAACCCTGCTTGTGGCCGGCGTAACCGTGCTTACCCTTTACGGCAAGGAGATAACCAACTGGGTAGCGTCGCTGTTCAAAGGTAAAACGACGATAGACGCCTCTGCCGCTGCACTCGAACGCTTTAATTCCGCTATGGCTCAAGGTTCGGTGTCGGCTCAATCCGAATTAACCAAATTGAACCTGCTGTATAGGGCTGCGACAGACCTTTCCAAGCCCTATGAAGAAAGAGCCGAAGCGGTCAAAAAACTGCAAGACATATACCCCGCTTACTTCGGCAATATGGCTGCGGAACAGGTTATGGTCGGGAATGCTGTCGGTGCTTATGAAAACCTGCGCGACGCAATTATCGAGGTCGCAGAGGCGAAAGCCGCCCAAGAACTTATTACAGAGGACGCAAAGAGTTTAAAACTTATTGAAAAAACAGGGGATGCCTATACCAACTATTCTCTTGCTTTAAAAGAATACAGAGTAGCATATGCTGCAGCACAAGAAGCCAGCAAAGGGAAGGGCCCAATAACATTTTCTCTCACCTCTGAATCTGCAAGTTTTGAAAGGGCGAAAGCAAATTTAAGGAGGTTTAGGGATGATTTTATTAACGAATTATCAAATCTCAGTAAAGATGGTGATGACCTTTGGAAGCGTATAAACGAAGGCTATGAAGGTGATGTCGATGCATTTATTGCAGCGATAAATGCCGGCATCGAAAAATTGACCCCCGCAGCAGAAAAGCTGTACACCGCCTTAACGCCGGATGAACTTAATGCAAAGGCGGAAAAAGCCCGCCAAGAGGCCGAAAACGCAGCAAAAAAAGCCGCATCCGATCAAGAGCGCAATCTAAAGGAGCTCACCAAGCAATTGCAAAAGCTCCGGGATGATGCATTGCAGGCCGAAGTAGATTCTATGAAGGAGGGCACGGCCAAGAAACTCGCGCAAATAGACCTTGACTACCAGAAACGCGCCCGTGCCATACAGGAGGCAGAGGAGCGCATCAGGGAGTTGCAAGGTGGGGAATTGACCAAGGGGCAGCAAGCCCAAATAAAAGCCTTGAACGATGCCAATAATGCCCAGCGTACTGAAGAACGGGCAAGCGTTTCTTCTATTTCGATAAGCCCCGAAGGGTTGGCATCTACAATCAATAAGAATATACAATCTTGGGACGAGTATTTGAAAGCGTATGGAACCTTCCGGGAAAAACTACAAGCTACAAAAGACATTTACGACCGTAAGATCGAAAATGCTGGCAGCATTGGAGAGCGGAAGGCACTTGAAGCCGAGCGAGATGCAGCAGTAGCAGAAATTGAAGTACAAGCCGGGCAATGGGTGCGAGAATTGACAGGCAAGACCATGGATGAATTATCCGCCCTGAAAGCAGAGCTGGAGGCATCGCTACAAGCACTGGAATCCGAATATAATGCCCTCGATTCATCAGATAGTGCCCAAGGACAGAAATTGCGCGGTGAGATCAATCAGACGCAAGCAAAAATTAATGCAGTAGATAAAGCTGCTTCGAGTACAAAATTAGCCCCCAAAGATAATGCGATCAAGAAATGGCAGCGATTAGAGAGGACACTCGGTGATATTGCAGATGGATTCGAGGGTATTGGTGATGCCGTTGGGGGCACTACTGGCGAAGTCATTAGTGCGGCGGGCGAAATTGCAACTAATGCAGCCAGTATGATTAGCAGCATTGTCACTCTTACTGAATCGTCGGCGGCAGCTATTACAACGACATCAACAACCGCCGCCAGTGCGATCAAAGCTGTTGAGCGAGCATCCGTTATTCTTGCTATTATTCAAGCGGTATTGACAATAGCAACTAAAATAGCCAGCCTATTTAATAATGATGATGAAAAACAAGCGGAAATAGACCGACTGCAAGGTAGAATTGAGCAACTGCAATGGGAATTGGATAATGCCAATGCAATTCGGCTCCAAGAAAATTCTTTTAATGCTATTCAGAAGGTAAAAGACGCTTATAATGATGCGACGAAAGCGATATTGAGCGCATACGGAAAACTAAGCCCCTTCGGGGAAGCCATCGTTAAGCGAATCAATGCGGCTAAAATAGAAGAAAAGGCAATCAAAAGTATAGCAGATGCCTATTCAAACCTTAAATATACAGACAGCAATCTTCTGGGGGGAAATAAGTTTAGTGATACCCGAGATAAACTTAACAATCTTGCAGAACAGCAGTTGTTGCTTCAAAAGCAGATTAATGCAGAGAACGACAAGAAAAAAACGGACAAATCAAAGATAAAAGAATGGGAACGTCAAATTCAAGAACTTGGAGAAGAAGCTGCTGAAGTAATAAATGAGGTTGTAGAAACTATTATCGGCGGCACGGCAGAAGATATTGCAAAAGAGCTTGGCGATGCCTTCATAGAAGCGTTTTTAGAAGGTGAGGACGCCGCTAAGGCCTGGGGTGAAAAGGTAGACGAAATTGTTGCTGACATCATGAAACAAATGTTAGTCAGCAAATTTGTTGAAGAACGTATCGGAGATATTTTTGACCAGTATAAATCCAAATGGTTCAAGGATGGAGTTTTTGTCGGGATTGACGGTGTGATTGATTCCATGGGAAACTTTGCCGACGATCTCAACAAAGTTGGAGAGGAATTTCAAGCTATTTGGGACAGCCTTCCCGCTGAAACAAAAGAATTACTTGGGAATGCTGGCGCAGCTCGTCAGGAAGCCACGGAAAGAGGCTTTCAAACAATGTCGCAAGATACGGGTGATGAATTAAACGGTCGTTTCACCGACATTCAAGGCAAAATAACCGACATCCGCGGCTATGTAATGGCGCAGACGCAATCAATAATTGGTCTTTTGACATCTATGGCCAATATTGAAACAGCCATGTACGCAAGCGTACAGGTAAATAATGAGCTGCTCCGATATGCTGTGATGACCTACATGGAAATTGTGGAAATAAACGGCAATACAGCAGCCATGAGAGTTGCCTTACAAGGCATCCAAGAAGATATTGCGGCGATTAAACGTAACACGAGTGAATTGTAACCATGAAGATTGAAAAAGACATATCAGACCTAAGCAAGTTCATCGACGGCATTCAAGGTGAGGTCGTGGATTTCATGGATGAGAAGGCGCGAGAGGCCGTAAAACTCCAACAGGTCGAAGCCAATTATCGGAACCATACATGGAATCTTCGCAGTTCCCTCGGATATGTTGTAACCTACGACGGCAAGGAGAAGCGGCGGTACATAAGCGGAATGAATTACGGTGATGAAGCTGCTGAGGCGATCAAAAAGTGGCTCGATGAAGTCAACAAGTCGGGAACCAGCATTGTATTTGCCGATGGCATGTTTTACGCTTCTTTCGTCAGCTCAAAAGGCTACGATGTCCTGGACACCGCACAATCTTATTTAGTCAAAGCATTAAACGGAAGAGAATGAAAAGGGATTTACTCATAAACGGCTACGATGCCTATGCAATGGGTATCGCAATGGGATCGGGTTTCATTGCAAGTCTAAGAGCACCGGCAAGCCTCAAAGATTTTGTAGAGAATGACGACCCAAAAAAGGACGGCAAGCAGGTAATTTACCCCGAAGAACCGAAAGTTGCCGCCCGCGATCTGACGCTGACATTCGTGATCTTCGGCGATACGCTCACAGAGCACACGTTGAACTACAACAGTTTTATAGAACTACTAAAAAGAGGCAAAATGGACATCAGCGTACCTTTAATATCTGCGGATATTTACCACTTGACTTACATAGGTAATTCCGGCAGCTACATGATGTCCGCAGACCTTACCACCTCACAACTGACAGTAAAATTCAATGAACCCAACCCAGCAAACAGGGTCGCAAAAACAGAAAATATATGACAACCCAACACAATAAGAGTGT